TTTTGATTTTTAATTTTGTAGAATCTACGCCGTTAATTGCTTTTACTTTTAATCCATTAATAAATATCTCACCCGTTGACGTTTGTCTTGGAGCTGTTGTAATATTGTTGGATTTTGCTACAACTTCTTTAATTGCATCGGCTTTACCTTGCTCATAGAAATGGCTTGCAATAGTATCTATATTCTCAGCGCCATACATAGCTTTGTGATATCCTTTCAAATCTGTAACTTCACCTTTATCGTTTAAGAACTTCTTAACCAGGTTTGTAATGTTCGATTGTTTATCTGCCACAACTTCTGCGTTCTGTATGCCATATCTAAAATTCTTTTCCCCTATCTTAAAATCAAAACCTTTGAAATCTTGAGAGAAAAAACCTTTAGTGTCATCTTTAAACTTAGAGTGTTGTGTTTCTACATATGTTTGTTCTTCATTATATCGGTTAAAAAAGTCTGTAGCTTTTTGTTGTTCTTTGGTAACTCCAGGTCTCAACTTGATTTCCTCGTAATATTTACCTTTAAGATCTTCTAAAAAGTTTCTAGCTTTTGCAACTTCTTCTTTAAATGCGAGTTTCTTTTTTCTGATGTCTCGCTCATCGTCTTCGTCTTCGTCGTAACTGAATTCATCTTCCATTAAGAAATCAATCTCTTCGGCATCTAAATGTGGTCTTGATTTTTTATAATATTCTTTTAATAATTTTTCATTACTAATAGAAGAATAGTCAGCATTTAATCTAACATAGTCTTCAACCGTGCCGCCAGTTTCTTCCATGAAGGAAACTAATTTCTCAACATTTTCGGGTAATGGTTTTCCATTTACTTCAGCTTTCTCAATTGCTTGATTTGTTTCTTCAATTAATATTTCAGCAGCAGCATTAACTTCTTCCTGTGTTATTTCTTGAATTACGGTAATTACTTCTTCTTTACTAACTTCATTGGCAACTTGGACGTTGACGGTGTTTCCTTCGCCCACTTCTTGCAATCCCACTTTGGGCTCTTGATTGACCAACACGCTTTCATTTGTGCTTTGCTCTTGAACGGCATCTATTACTGGTTTAGTTGTTAAATCTACTTTTGAAACTACATTAGGTTTCTCTAATTTTTTCATAGGGGCTTTTCTCTTTTGAAGTTTAAATTCCCCTTCTTGTCTTACTTGTTCTGACATAATATAATAATATAAAATTGGTTAATAAAATTCTTTACATTCCGAATCCTGATAAATCATCGTAAGAAGATTCAAAATCCTTAGGCATAGAATTATTTTTTCTTTGGTCTATTAATTCTGATTGTTGTGTTGCTTGTATCTTGGTTCTTTGATCTTTACGATCTTCGGCTTGTGATTGTTTTTGTTGGGCAACTTGTAATTGCGTTTGCGCTAATTGCATATCGTAATTAAATTGCTCAGCCATTATTTGTTTTTTAATCAATAATTCTTGTTGCATTCTTTGTATTTCAAATTGAGACTTAGATTGTAAAATTTGAATCTCAGTTTGAGCCAACGCTTGTTGCTTTTGAACCTCTGACATGGCAGCTGCTTCTGATGCTTGGGCATTTGCTTGCGCTTGTGCTTGTATGTTTGCTTGTTGGTTTGCTTGATCTCTTTCTTGTTTCTTCTTTCTTTTATATTTTAAAGATTGATTAGCAAGCTTAAGGTTTTTGATCTGTCTTAGATCAATAGCATCCTCTAAGTCTATACTACCTGTCTGTAAAGACATTTGTATATTTTGTTCTAATTGTGCTTTTTCCTCATCTTCTGGTTCTAACTCTAAGAAGATACCAAAGTCATGTAAGTTTAAATTTACAATTTCTTTTAAGGTTTCTACATTAGATATAGATATACTTTCAATAAGCGATTGTCTTGTTAATGGAAAATTCAAAGAATCATTAATTCTCAAAGATACATTCTCGCATACTCTTAATGTTATAAATAAACTAGCGTCTTTAATATGACGAGTTGATGTGTTTGAATTTGCCGCGGCCATTTTCTGTAATCCTACTAACGCGTCTCTATCTGGTGAACTACCATCTCTTGCTTCATTCAATCCGGTTACATCCCGAATCATTTGTAAGTAATACTGGTAAGTAGATATTAAAGAACTTATCTTAGCGTTACCTGACGATGTTTGTAACTCTTGAATTGGCACTTTGCCCGGATTCATTCCGCCATCTTGCGATTGTGATCTACCTACAATACTACCTGTTTGGAAATACATATTCAAAGCTTCTGCAGCATTGTAATTTGTACCGTTACCTAAATCAACTTCTGCTAATCCATCAACATCAACAAAAACTCCATCAGGCACCATTCTAGATAATACTTGTTGTAGTTTTAAATGCGTTAGCTGAATCATATCCGCAAATGTAGTAACTCTACTTACTAAAGATTCAATTCTACCTTTATACATTCTAGGCGCGCAGATAACATAATTCATTTCTACTTTAGTAGTATCGGCATAAGGCCTAGTCATATTCTCTGCCAACTTCCATTCTAACATTTTTTCAAATCCTAAAATCTTTGCTCCTGAATACAATACCTCAATTGTTCTAGATACTCTTTCAAAGTTATCACTTACTGGCGGATTAAAAGTATCAGGTTTCTCTAATGCTTTTTCTAATCCTTGTTCTGTTTGTTTAATTTTAAATACTTGGTTTGAATAAGTTTTATATTCGAAGTAAAGTACTTGTACCGTATTATCGGTTTGATCTTGTCCATAATAATTACGAGTGTAATTAACATCTCCAGGATATTTTTCTATTTCTTTTAAATCTGCATCAGATAAATGCGGGAATTGTTTTTTCAATTCTTCTAAACTAATAGACTTAACTTCTCCTACATAATAAATATCTTCAAAGTTTGGATCTTCTGTATAAGAGTAAACCAATGTTGCAGGATCCACCCAATCAATTGTGATCCCATTTGCTGGATTCCAATTTGTTTTTGCGGCAGCAATACCTAATACTGTTAAATCATAGTTTATTCTTTTGCTAACTAGATCATACTTATTAGTATCTAATATTTGGTTGATTACTTCTTCTTCTGCAATTTCAATAGATTGTTTATAATCTAATTGTAAATGCACTTCAAGTTCTTCAGTTGTTTCTGGCAATGTACTTGGATCAAGACTATTATATAGATTGGCACCTAATTTTGATTGAATTTCATCCAATAAATCTTTAGCCATCATATCTCTTAATATACCAGCTGCGTAATCTGTTTTTTGTTTTGTTGCTTCAGGATCTTGAGCATAGGCTTTAATCTCATAACTCTTATTGCTTAATCCATTAACAACAATATCTACAAATTTAGGTATAATAGGAATAGGTTTCCAATCTAAATTAAGATATGACAAATCACCATTTATAGATAATTCATCTTTATATTTTTGTACAGGTTGCTCGCCTCTCGCATAAAGTCTAAGTCTATGAAAGTTTTGCCAGTTAGATCCCCAACGGTTTCCAACTCCTCCGCCAACGCGGTCTCCTCTAAACCATTCGTTTTCAATAGCTCTGCCAACTAAAGCGCCATATTCATAACTTTGTTTTTCTTCATCAGGTACCACCTGGCTAGGGAAAGAACTATTACTATTTGTATAAATCATCTATTATATTATTTTTGAACTATGACCATCATTATTATATCTTTTGAACCCTAAAGAAACCATCTTTTTGAAAGGTACTTGTTGGGGTATACATATGCTTATTACACGCCATTATAGCTAAGCCTGAACTAATGGAGGCATCGTGCTTTGTTCTATCATTTATATTAAATCTAGCCCAATCTTCTAATGTTTTTTGAAAATACATATCTCCATGAGAATCAGTATTATAACCAACAAAATTTTCTATATAGGTTTCTATTGCCGCTGCGTGAGCTTGAATAATATCTTGACCGGAGTTTGGTATTCCTCCAATTTCTTTTTCAGCGGGGGATAACTTGTTCCAAACTTTATCAGGTCTATTCATTGAGAATCCCCTGTACCCTCTTCTTTTAAAATGGTATAATAGCCTTGCTTTGTTATTTTCAGCCAAAATAGGCATACCGTAAAACACGCAAGCCATTAGTATTTCTTCAAAGAAAATTTCTGCGGTTTGTGGTCTTGCGATATATTCAAGAAAGAAATGATTAGGAGGCACATCTTCCATAGAGAATTTAGTTAATCCATGTAAAGCACCATTCGAACCTCTATTATCTACTGTTCCCGATATATCGTAACTATCACAACCAAATGCCCCACAATGTTCATTGCCTGGGTATTTGTAACCATCTTTTATTATTACGCGGTTTTGCAGATGTTTAGCGGGAACCCACGAAATTAAAAATCTACCATCTTTGTTTGGATAAAAATCTACTTTAGAATCTAATATACCATTTGACCATTGGAAACTACCTCTAGTCAAAACGCCGGTATTTCTTAAATCATCATTGTAATCAATCTGTTCGTATATCTTAGTAAGATTGAATAATGATTGTTTTGTTTCGTCTCTAAATGCGTGTTGCTCTGTTCTTGGAAATTGTCTGTAATATTCATTTAATCCATCTGAATCAGACTTTAAACCGTCCACTTCATTTTGCCAATGCTCAAT